CAAAAACTTTATCTCCTGAAGCGGCTTCACCCCATCCAACATAGTCTGTGGTATTGGTTACGGTTGCTCCATCAGAATGAGAATCTCGAGTCGTGTTTCGAACCGCTCTAGTAATACCCGTTAAATCATTTCCGGTAATTCCGGTATAAGAAATTTCTTCTGTGCCCACTTGAATATAAGACGTTCCTGAAGAAGGAAAAGTAGAAGCATCGGCTACTGTAATCGAGGTTCCTGATCCTCCAGTGCCATAAGCATCATCGAGTAAAGCTCCATTCAAAGTCGTTGTCACTTCTCCTGAAACCGTACCACTCCACTGACCAATTCCCCAACCATAAGCTCCTAGTTGTTGAGCAGGCCCAACGGGATAATAATATTGAACGCGAATACCTCCAGACGTGGTTGCTCCTGCACCTGTTTCAGCAGTAGGCATCGTAATGGTAATTGTTTTTGCAGTAGGGGCCGTTGTGACCATAAATTTTTTATCATCAAAATCCGCCGCGACATAATTAGAACCAGTGATGGTGCTAAAACCATCAAGGTAAACAATATCTCCTGCACTCATTCCATGAGAAGTTGCAAAGGTAATCGTAACCGCTGCTGTAGCAGGACCTGGGCTAGTGCCCACTGTTGAAAATGCATTGGTTAAAGTAGAAGTTGTTTTAATAGGATGAATGTCGTAAAAAATTCCTCCTGAATAAACATAAAGAATTCGATTCGTTCCGATGGCTGCATATTTAATACCCGTGTTATCTACAAAATGGTGAAGTTTTCGGGCAGCTCCGGTTAAATAACTTTCTCCTAGTTCAGACCAACCCCCGATTTTTTCAGGAGTGGAATATCTAAAACGTACATTGTCTCCAGCAATCCATTGCCCTTCGGCCGTGGTTGGTGTGACTTGTTTATTAAATCCTGGTAGAAAGCCTATCTTTTGTAACATAGAAATCCGTTTAGGATATGAATATACTATATTTTTGAGGAGATCAACTCCTTACACCAGCCGTTTTTATAGTCAATAGCCATGACTTCTTTAGCTTTTGCTTCCTGCGCTTCGGTAATGGTCCGTGTTCCGTGTTCCCTGAGCCTTGTTTTTTGTATCTTTTTTCCACCCAGTTGTTCCAGGAAGGGAAGGAGCTCGGTATCAATCTCATTCATATTCCAAACATGAGTATAGATGCTTGGATCAGGGCCCAACATATCGGTGTTCGTTCGACAATGAATTCGAATGTAATTATTTTTTAAGTGATGATCATAGGCCCATAGAAAATGATCTAAATTCTGTAATGAAGGAATATGTTTCTGACAATAATAAAATCCCGCAATGATCTTGTCGATCGGATCACGGTACACGGCAATTCTAATCTCGCATGCTTTTAGTTCTTGATGATAGGATTCAAATCCTTTCTCGCGTCCGATGTAGGAATCCTTGCCACAAAAATCTTGAACGTTGGTGCCACTATATGTGGTCGGTTTCTCGTTCCAGAGAAGCTGGCCTAGATAATTAATGATGGTAGTGGATCCTGCTTTATTATTCCTGACATACCCCAGACGTTTACCGCCTAGAGTTACACGAACTAAAGCCATTACTTCTGAGGAATCCCTAAGAGCGGACGCCCATCTAATAAATTCGTTTTAGCAAACGGACCGTTGGCATGATTATAATGTAGAAAGACCTGTGAGCAAACGGTTCCTTGGAAAGGTTCTCGCCAGTGTTCGAGTTCACAACCAGAATAAATCAACATGTCTCCTATTTTTAAATCGACTCGGACTCCATTGGGAGCTCCGGGTTTATGAATGTTTTTATATTCATCAATGACAAAGTTACCCCCTGTCGGGTCTAGAAAAATAGGCCATTCCTCTCCCCCTAAATGCAACGTTGTAGAAACTTCACAGCTCGGCCGATCTTTATGACGATGTAAAGTATTTCCTTTTTCATAGAGTCGTGTATACGAATACGTTGGAATTAATTCCATTCCTGTTTTTGCTTTCATAATAGGACGCATATACTGAAGCAAAGTTTCCATGACCCAGTCTCCATATTTAGAATAGGCTCCGGGAATCTGTTCATCATCTCGTCTCCCTATAAAAGGATTATAAGGATTAAGTTTATTATTTTTCATCATAAAATCCACAGCGTCCCTTTGCAGCATCATATAATTAAAAATAAAGTTTGCGAGCTCTTTGGAAAGAGCTCCTCGTATCACTTGATATTTTTTAGTTTTAAAACTCATCCTACTTTTCCTTCTTTGTTCACTTGAATAAAATTAAAAGAAACCGAAACACGCCATCCCTTTTCTCCTTTTTCTTTAGACTCATTTATTTCAACCCCATGGGGTAACCATGCGGGAAACATAATCATCTGTCCTTCGATCGCTGGATAGATTACCACACGCCAGAGGGCTCTGGGCATTCCTTCTACTCGTCGAGGCAATATAATATTAGGTCCTGGTCTTGGATCTTCTACAAATAATCTTCCAGAGTTTTCAGGAACTTTAACATAATAAACTCCCGACCATTGAGAGTTAGGATGCATGTGTTGTTTGTTATAAGATCCTGGATAATTAATATTGGCCCACATATTCCCTAGTCCTGGCTTAGGTTCCATGCCGTAGTCTTTAAAAACCTCGTCTTGCATGGTGAAGAGTTCCTCGGTCAAAGGTTTATATTCGTCTTTAAAATTCATATTGGTGGGACTATGCCAACCCCCACCCGCATTGGTTTTTGTTTCACTTTTATCTTTTTTACTCCAAGCTTTAATGAGGGGAAATAAAGTCTTATTAAGTTTTTTAGGATCCTTAACCATTTTAAAATAGACAGGAGTCGGGAATAAAATTTCTCGGTTCATTTAATAAGCCTTTAACCTTTCTAATGGAGGAAGAGTTAAAGAACGAAGACGATCAACGTAAAAGACTAAGCATAATCTTTCATTAACACATCGGCTAGGTCCATGAAAAAAAGTTCCGTCGTATAAAATCATACGATTATATAAATTTTTAATAATAAGAGTTTCCTTTTTATTTTTATCATAAAGAGTAGTCCCTGCCGCTCTATTAATAGTAGGAGTTAAATAAACTAAACCTGAGGTTCCACTTTGATCTTGATGAATAAGATTCTCGAAGTTTTGATGTGAAGCATTTGTTAAATGAAAAACTGCAGAGACATTCCAAGAAACAGAAGTAGTTTTAAAATCATAAAAAAGTGCAAAAATTTTGTTACACAGTTGATCGAACAGAGGTTTATTGATATCACGTAATTCTTTGGTTCGAGTTCCTGGCCATGCTTTTCCTTCTGTCGGAAGGGAGCCGGGATAATCTTTTTGTTTAAAAAAAGGTTGGGCTAGTGCATATTTTCTAACGGCATCAGGATCTTTAAAAAAATTATCTACGCAGGTAAAAGGAATCATTTTTTAAAAAACCCTCCCGCAGCGGAATATCTAATTTTATTATCATTGACGGCTTTATGGGAAATCGTGCTATCAAAAATAATAAGTTTTCCTCTTTTTGATTTAAAGAAAAGCTCATTATCATTGTCTCGGAACAAAGTTCCTCCAATATTATCCATATGAAGAACATACGAGTATCGTTCAAATATCTTATGATCATGATAATCTAATGCACCGGCGCGAGTAAATTTTACCACATGTAGCCAATGAACATCTTTAACATTAAAAAGACCTCCGCTTAACTCAGACCGGTTTTTTAAAGGAATTTCAGGAATAAGATTTAATGTCACATAACAATTTTTTGTTATGGTCTTTTGATCAAAAGTCTTTTGTTTTTTAAAAAGTTTAAAAAGAAGAGTGACTAATGTATCCGAGACAGTAGTTTGATGAAATCTAAAATTCATTTGAGTGGCGGTCCACCAAACCACATCACCAGAGAACGTCTTACACCTTTTTTAACTTTAGCGACACGGTGACGAAGAAGACTACAAAAGAAAATGGCTTGCCCTTGCAACAATTGAGGGGGTTTATTACCTTCGGTCATAAATTCCAGGTCTCCTCCTTCAAATTCGGAGGGAGAAGAAAGCAAAATCGTCATAGATATTTTTCTAATCGGAGGTGCAAACTGACAGTTCACTTCAGCATCCATATGCCAATCATAAAACCCTCCTTTAGGATATTCAGTAAATTGTCCAGGCTCGGTAATCTGCATACCTTCATAACCAAAATGATTAGCATTCACCTGTAACATTGCTTTTTCAATCATTCTGTACATATCCGGCAGCGCTTTAAAAGGAATCCAGCTGATGGTGGTGATTCTTTTTTTAGTATCATAGTGTCCCCCTGCTCTTTCATTGACTCCTACTTCAGCTCGTTCCGCTTTTTGCTGATGACCCATATTAATAATGTCTTGACATTGTTGAGGTGTGAATAAAGGACCAACCGTATTAGCGAGTAGTGATTTCCATTTAGGTTCAAACATCATTGAGCCGTCCTTGAAGCAACTGGATTATATTCAACATCGACATTACAAACCAGCGTTCTTCGTTTTGCTTTTTTATTGGTGAAAGGATAGACGACATGACGCACGTCATAAGGGAAGACATAAAAGTCGCCGATCTTCATTTTAGGAGAAAAATCGGTAATTGCAAATTGTCCTGCAACATTTCCTAAAATTTGAAGTTGTCCATTCATTGGTTGTTCTGGACGTGTGAGCTCAGGCCCCATGTCTTTGGAAAGTTCAAGAATCATCACCGAAGATAGTCCGGTAAAGACTCTGCCCTGATGAATATGGACAGGATTATAGTCTCCCGCTTTCATTTCATTGACCCAGATTGAATTAATATCCATATGATATTCTTTGATTTTATTCCATTTTAAATAATGCTCAAAAATAGAATAGAACCATTTTAAAACATCTTCGGATACATAACTATGAGTGTGCATTTTCTTGTTCGTTGGACCTGCATAGAATAAGGAAGCTTCATCAGGGATCTTGCCTGCCAATTGCTTGTTCGCATTGGGTAAATGTTTCTTTTGAGTTTCGTAAAGCTCGTTGAGTCCGACAAAGACTTCAAGAGGGACTTGATATTTTAAAACCGATTGTCCGAGGAATATAATATCAAAGTTCATTTTTTCTTCTTTCATACTCTCTTGCCCGAGGGGGATAACCTTCCACTTCTGTAGGAATATAATCGTCTGTAGCTGCCATGAGATCTTTAGGCACTTCACTCATAATAATTTTAACAGGAACTTTTTTAATTCCTAATTCATGAGCGGCTAACCAACGATTGTTGCCAATACAACATTTATAACGATCCCCTTCTTGGATACAGAGTAAAGGATTAATGATTCCTTTATCTTTAATAGAATCTCTTACTTTCTTATAAAACGGACTTGACCTTTGATTCCAGGGTTGGGCTTCAAGCTTTTTGTTTCTTAGAAATACTTTTTCGAGTGGCACCATCATACTTCAGTTCTCCTGATTTTCTAACTCGTTTTAAAGTTTCTAATTGCCCTAAGACATTAAAGACTTCGGGTTGTGAAGATCCCGGAGTCAACGTTAGTTTCTTTTGTTCGAGTTG